AGTCACCCAAGCCGTGCAAGTGATGGAACGAGAAACCTTGCGCCTGTGGCGCAAACAAAGTGGGGCCTGACCTGGAATGTCTGAAGCAAAAATTGTCCTGACGGCGGTAGACCAGACCAAGGCGGCTTTGGAGTCGGCCAAGCGCAACATCGCCAGCATTGGCGACACCGTGACCCGCGCGACCAGCCTCATGGGGCCTATGGCTGCAGGCGTTTTGAGCGTGGCGGGCGCAGTGACCATGCTGTCCAAAGCGCTGGACACCATGGACCAGCTCGATGAAATGTCCGAGAAAACCGGCATATCGGTCGAGGCGCTGAGCAAACTGCGGTTTGCGGGTGAGTCGGTGGGCACCACCACCGAGCAGCTGGGTACGGGTTTGAAGCACTTGGCCAAGCTGATGGGCGAGGCAGCAGGCGGCAGCGACGAAGCGGCCAGCGTTTTCAAGACCATGGGCGTGTCGTTCAAAGACGCCAGTGGCAATCTGCGCAGCACCGACAAGGTGCTGGAAGACATGGCCGAGCGCTTTTCTGGCTGGCAAGACGGCCCCGAAAAAGCAGCGCTGGCCATGAAGGCGCTGGGCAAGTCCGGCATGGACATGATCCCGGTGCTGAACCTGGGCAAGCAGGGGTTGTCTGATTCGGCTGATGAGGCTGCGCGGCTTGGCGTCAACCTGGGCGGCGATACGGCCAAGGCTGCAGCCGACTTCAATGACAACATGAAGAAGCTGGGCCTGACAGCCGAAGCGGCCAGCATGTCGATCATGAGCCAGCTGCTGCCGTCGATCATGGAAATCAGCCAGGAGCTGCTGGCGGGCATCAAGAACTCTGAGGGGTTCATGGATGCCATCTTGACCATGGGCACCATCAACCCGTTCAAAACGCAGGGTGAGAACATCCGCGCCCTGTCTGACGAACTGCGCGAATTGGAAAAAGAGCGGGCAGACTATTCGACCAAGATTTTTGCGACCAAGACCGGCGCAGACAGCATTGACGCCGATATTGCCAAAACAAAAAAGCAGCTGGGCTACCTGAAAGAGTTGCAGCAACTCAAGGCGCTGTCTGGTGCTGGAGACACGGGGGATGCGGTGTCGCGCAGATTCATGCGTGGCACGACAAAGACTGCAGCCCCTGTGGTGACCAAAAAGGACACGGCTGGAAGCCAAAGCGACTTCGGTGCCAACCTGGTCAACCAGCTGACCAACCAATATGCCAACCTGACTGGCCAGATGACCAAGGTGGACGAAGTGCAGCGCATGCTGCAGATCAGCGGCGACAAATTCACCTTTGCGCAAAAGCAGCAAGCGCTGGCCGTGGCTGCGCAGATCGACGCCTTCAACCACAAAAAGATCGCCAACGATGCCGAAGAAAAAGGCATGCGCGAGCTGATCGCCCTGCAAGAGCAGGCCGAACTGGCCTATGGCCGCACGATTCTGGCCATGTCCGACGAAGCGCGGGCCATGGCGTTCAACACCTCGCTGATCGGCAAAACCGCCGAAGAGGTGGCCCGCCTGACGTTTGAGCGCGAGCTGGCCATCAAAGTGGCGCAGGCCGAGTCGATGGTGATGAACGACGCCAACAACGGCCTGATCACCCAGATCGAAGCCACCGAGCGGCTGGCCGCCGTGCAGCGCTTGGCCAGCGACACCCGGGCCGAGTTCATGGCCCAGCAAGCCGACCAGATCAACCAGCAATACGACGCCATGCGCGGCGTGAACGATGCCGTCAAGGAATACCAGCTCAGCATCAGCAAGATGGGCGAAAACACCAAGGGCGTGATGACCAACGCCTTCAGGGGCATGGAAGACGCGCTGGTCAACTTTGTCAAAACCGGCAAGCTGGACTTCAAGAGCCTGGCCGACAGCATCATCAGCGACATGATCCGCATGCAGATCCAGCAGTCGGTCACGGGGCCGCTGTCGGGTATTTTGGGGACGGCTATCAGTGGGCTTTTTGGTGGCGGCGCATCGGCGGGCACCACTTTGTCGCAGGCCGAGTATGCGGCCATCAGTGGGTTTGCAAATGGCGGCGTGATGACCTCTGGCGGCGAGCTGCCCCTGCACGCTTACAGCAGCGGCGGCATTGCCAACACGCCGCAGCTGGCCATCTTTGGCGAAGGCCGCATGAACGAGGCCTATGTCCCCCTACCCGATGGCCGCACCATCCCCGTCACCATGTCGGGCGGCGGCGGCTCCAACGTCATCGTCAACGTCATGCCAACCAGCGGCCAAACGGCTGATGTGCAGCAGCGCCAAAACAGCGACGGCACCACCACCATCGATGTGATCTTGCGCCAAGTGCAAGACGGCTTGGCCGATGGCGTGGCCAGCGGGTCGGGCAGTTTGTTCAACGCCATTGGCAGCCGGTTCACCCCACGCGGAGCGCAGTAAATGGCCACCTTCCCCACTTATGTCGACATCGCCTGGGCAGACACGGCAGAGCAACCGGCCAGCGTGGTCATGCGCTCTGAGATGGAGCGCAGCGTGCCCAAGCAGCGCCGCATGGCCAGTGACACCATGGTCACCGTGCCCGTGACGCTGTACTTTCGCACCAAGCAAAACGCCACCGACTTTGAAGACTGGGTGTACACCCAGATCGGCGGTGGCGCAGACTGGTTTGCCTGGACCAATCCGCGCACAGGCGCAACGGTACAGGCCCGCATTGTGGGTGGCGACATTGGGGCGCTCAAGCCCGGCAGCCGCGCCTGGACGTTTGCAGAGCGCAGCTTACAGCTCGAATACCTGCGGAGCGCCTACTGATGGCCCAAAGCATTGCCCAGCTGCAAAGCGTCACCGACAACCACGGCTTTTTGGAGCTGATGGTCATCGACCACGCCAGCTTTGCCAGCCCGGTGCGCATCGTCAATGACACGCGCGACTGGGTGATTGGTGGCCACACTTATGTGGCGCTGCCTTTTGGGGTGAAGCTGCCCACGCAGGCGCAGCAAGAAAACCCGCGCGCCCAGATCCGCATTGACAACGTGGGCCGCGAGCTGACCGCCGCCATCGAAGGGCTGCCCGTTGGTGCTTCGCTGCTGGCCACGCTGCAGCTGGTGAGCCGCGCCACGCCCACGGTGGTGGACTATGAGTTCATCGCGCAGCTGAGCGGCATCAACATCACGCCCACGCTGGTCACGGCCAACATGGGGCCAGACGACACCATGCGCCAGACGGCGGTGCGCATCCGGTTTGACCCGACCAACGCGCCTGCATTGTTCCAGGGCTAAAAACATGAACAACTACACCACCCCCGCCCAGCAAGGTCGCGACGAAACCCAAGACTTTGCCGACGCGCAAAGTTATGTCGGCGTCGAATACGTGCCCGGCCAGTACGACTGCGCCCACCTGTTTTTGGACGTGCAGCGCCAAGTGTTTGGCCGCACAGTCACGGTGCCCGCTGCTTTGACCTGCCATGCCCAGGGCCGCGCCCACCAGGCGGCACAGATCAGCGCGGCGCGTGACGCACTGGCCCAGCGCATCCAGGAGCCGGTGCACGGCTGCGGCGTGCTGATCACCAGCCCCAATGAGCAGGGGCATTTGCTGTGGCACATCGGCACCGTGTTTGTGTACCGGGGCGAGGTGTGGGTGCTGCACAACAGCGCCGTCATGGGCAATGCGTCGCTGAACCGGCTGCGCGACTTTGCGTGGCGCGGCCAGCGCATCGAGGGGTTTTACACATGGAAGTGAAAACCACCGTGCCCACCACATTGGTGCCGCTGACCGAGCCGCCATTCAAGCGCCGCCCCGGCTTGCTGCCTGAGCGCAGCGCCCAGCTGGTGGTGACGCCGCACCCGCTGACCACGCAGGGCCAGACCAGCGTGGCCGTGTTGATGCAAGACGGCGAAACCCTGCTGGCCGTGCTGCAGCGCCACGGCGTGACCGACAGCTGGATTGTGGAAGTGGGCGGCCTGCAGGTGCCCGCCCTCATGTGGGGCCGCACGCGGGTGCACCATGCGCAGGTGATCGAGTGCCGGCAGGCGGTGCAAGAAGAGGTGGTCAAGATCATCGCGTTTGCGGCGCTGGCTTATTTCACGCTGGGTGCGGGTGCCGGTTGGCTGGCCACCACCACCGGACTTTCTGGTGTGACACTGGCAGTCGCAGGCGCATTGGTCTTCGCCGCAGGCGCCATGGTTATCAACAAGCTGCTGCCGCCGCCCAAGCGCGGCAGCATGGACCTGGCTGTCAACACCACCGAGCCGACCTACAGCCTGAGCGGTGGCCGCAACCAGATGCGCATTTGGCAACCCATGAGCCTGGTGCTGGGCCAGCCCTATGTGGTGCCTGACCTGGCGGGGCAGCCATACACCTACTTTGCGGGTGAAGACCAGTACCTGGTGCAGCAGTTTCACGCGGGCATCAACTGCCACGCGGTGAGCAATGTGCGCATTGGCCAGACGGCGGTGGGCTCTTACCAAGACGTCAGCCTGCGGGCCTATGGCCTGCCCGGCAGCGGCCTGCCCACCGGCCTGCCCAACAACAGCGTGGACACCATTGCGGGCGGCCTGCTGGATGCGCCCAGCGGTTACGGCCCCTGGGTGCAGCGCACCACCAGCCCCAACACGCTGCAAATCGGCATCGACATCGAGGGCAACATCTTTGGCGTCAACAATACCAACGGGGCGTATGAGTCGCGCACGGTGCTGCTGGAGGTGCAGTACGCGGTGGCGGGGTCTGGCAATTGGGTGGGTGTGGCCACAGGGGCGACTTATCGGGAGTCATACCTAGCGCTGCGGGAGGGGTGGGTTACAGATAGTACCGAGGCAGGCACCTACTGGGGCACCTACTACACCCGCGCCTGGCGCGATGTGCCCTACGCCGCAGGCACGGCCAGCCTGACCAACGCCAGCACCAAGCCGTTGCGCACGGCCTTCAACATCCAAGTGCCTGCAGGCCAATACGATGTGCGCCTGCGCAAAATCACCGCCAACGAAACCAGCACCAGTGCCCAAAACGCGGTGCAGTGGACGCAGCTCAAGTCGTTTCAGCAAGACCTGAGCAGCTACCCCGGCCAGAGCATTGTGGCCATGACGGCCAAGGCCAGCGGGCAGCTGAGCGGCGCGGTGGACGAGCTCAACTGGATCGCCACCGCCAAGCCCATGCCCTACTGGAACGGCAGCGCGTGGACCACCGCCACCAGCCGCACCAACGGCCTGAGCAACCCCGGCGCACAGCTGCTGCAGCTGGCCCGTGGCATTTTTGACGAAAACGGCAAGCTGATCGCGGGCCTGGGCTGGCCAGACAGCCGCATCGATGTCGAAGGCCTTAAGCGCTTCATGGTCTGGTGCGCCGCCAAGGGCCTGACGTTTGACGCGGTGATTCAAGACGCCATGAGCCACGAAGACCTGATGGGCGCGATTGCCTACGCGGGCCTGGCCACCATCAGCTGGTCCGAGGGGCGGCTGGGCGTGCAGTGGCTGGACGATGCGCAGCCGGTCGAGGGCGTCATCAACATGGGCAACATCAAGGCCCGCAGTTTCAGCGTGAGCTATGACACGAACGACCGCGCGGATGAGATCGAATACGGCTACTTTGACCGCAACCGCAGCAACAGCTGGAACAGCCTGCGCGTGATCGCGCCCGGCGTGAGCAACCCGCGCACCACGGCCCGCCTGAGCAACATGGGCATCACCAGCGAGGCGCACGCCGCCCTGCTGGCCCGCCACGCCATGGCGCAAAACATCTACATGGCCAAAAGCATCACGTTTGAGCAAGACCTGGAGTTTTTGACCTACCGGCGCGGCACCGTGCTGGCCATCAGCCACGACATGACGCAGTGGGGCTACAGCGGCCGCATCCAGTTGGCCACCGAGTCGGGCGGCATTGTCACGCTGACGCTGGATGACACCATCCCAGCCACTGGCCCGGGTGGGGCCAGCAGCCGATACATCGGCCTGCGCCTTGTGGGCGAGACGCAATACCGCGTGTTCACCATTGCCCCATTCACCGGCAGCACGCGCACAGTGACGCTCTCCAGTGCGTGGCCTGCGGGCGTGGCGCTGCCAGGGGCGAACGGTCAACCGCTCGATGCACTGTGGATCTACGACTTCAAAGCCACCCCCGGCCAAAAGGTGGTGGTGGCCAAGATCGAACCCAGCGACAACATGGCCGGGGCGCGTGTGACTGTGGTGCCGCTGCCTGATGAGTTTTGGCCCTATGTGCTCACTGGCGCATACACCCCGCCGCCCAACATCAGCTTGCTGAGCCGGATTCCAAACGTGACCAATGCGTTTGTCACCGAGATTTTGAAGCGGCAGGGCAACACGTATTACACAGAGCTCACTGCGTCGTTCACCCTCAGCGAGAACGCTGGCAGCGTGCGCGTGTATGGCGCACCCAACGGCGGGCCGCTGCAGCTCATGGGCACCACAGATTCGCGCCAGTTCACCTGGACTGCAGGCCTGTCTGAGACTTGGGACATTGAGCTGCGGCCCTTCAACTCGCTGGGCCAGATTGGCGGGGTAGCTCGGGTCAGTTACGCTGTGCAGGGCCTGACGCTGCCGCCGCCCGATGTGAAGAACTTCACCATCAACGGCACCACGCTCAGCTGGACCGGCGTGGACGCGGTGGACTTGGCGGGCTACCGGGTGCGGTTCAACTTTGGGCAAAACACCTGGTGGCCAGCCGCTACGCCGCTGCACGACGGCCTGATCACCGAGACGCCGTTCGACCTGGTGACCCGCCCATCGGGCCAAGTCACCATCATGATCAAAGCGGTGGACACCACGGGCAACGAGAGCCTGAACGCCGCCACCATCGTGACGGACCTGGGCGACCAGCTGGTGAGCAACATCATTTTTGCTTACGACCAGCACACCACTTGGGCGGGCACCAAGACGGCGGCTTATGTGTCTGACGGCAAGCTGTATGCGGACGATGTGGACTTCTTTTTCGGCATGGCCGATCAGGCGTTTTTTGGTGAGTCGACGGCGGCGTTTTTTGAGGCGTCGCAGTCTGCGGCCATGCAGTACCAGTTTCTGGTGGTGCCACCATCGTCGGGCGACTTGGTGCTGCAGTATGACTTTGACGTCAACAGCTACGCCATCGAATACCGCACG